AAGAGAAAAATTTGACATTGCGACTGCCAGACCAATTGCATTTAGAGAGCCAATTAAACAGACGGCTCAAAGACTTGGCCTTAATGTTGAAAAAATTTTCCCATTAGGTTCAATGTTTGAAAATCGTAGGACTATGGGCGTCAAGGGAAAACCAAGAAAACTTTATGGCCCAGAAAGAAAAGCTTTGTTTGCTGAAAAAACTGGTAGATCAATCGTTGATAATCAAGAAGATGTTTTAGTCGCTTTAGGAAGTCATGGCATCGATGCGAACTTAAAAAATCGCGGCGCTTTTGGCTTCATTCCAAATTTTGCTGAAGGATTAAAGCAGCAAGATGTTTTAGCGCCATCTGGACAGTTCTATGATCTTGATACTGCTGATGCATTTCTAGCTGGATCTAGCGTAAGCCTTGACCCTGCATCTACTGCTAGCAAAGGTTTAGGTAAGGAATTAAAGAAAAGAATTCTTGATTCAGCTAGAAGAGTCTATGGGCCAAAAGCTCAAATTGGAATTTCAAGATTACCGGGTCAGAGAGAGGCTTTTACTTCCGCAGTATTAGCTAATCCTGCGTTGGCTGATGATTTTATAGCTTTGCAAAAAGCTACAACTGGCGGTGTGGGGCCAACAACAAACACTCCAGAGGCTCTTGCAAAGTTTAATAACCCAACACCTTTCGATCCAACTCCTTGGCCTGCGATTAGAGCTACTGGCGGCAAAGCTCGTACAGTAAAAAAGACAGGACCAATGTCTTTAAGCGCTGCTTTTGGTTTCGTTCCAAACTTTGCCGATCCATTAAAAGAAGCTGTTGATAGGGAAATTTCTGCTGGCGTTAGCCCCTCTCAGGTGCGCGTGACAAGAGATGATCGTTTAACAACAACCCGTAATCCAGAAGGGCTTGCAGTAATAAATACCAGAGATGAACCAAACGGCAAGGTTCCTTCCAATAGAATAAACGAGAAGAATGGTAAAATGGCGGCAAGGGGTTTTGTTCCAAATTTTGCAAAAGGAGATATTACAAAAAAGCGCCAAGGTAAATCTTGGCAGTATTTTATTGAAGAAGATAATGGAAGATTAAAATCAATTAGCATTGAAGAAGGACAAAGACTGGAGGGAGAGTCTCTTACGGGAGCAGCTAGTAAGCCTGTTTCTGGCGGAAGTTCATCATCTACTGCAAATCCTCCTGTTGACAATAAAGCATTAGAATCTTTTAATTTAGGAATATTAAAAACGTCCGCACTGTTTGGAGCTTTGCAAACTGCAACTTATGTTCTTGAAGGAACTATAAAAAATAGCGACAGTGCAATTTTAAAGTTTTCTAAGTCGATAACTGAAATAGGAAGTAAAGCCACTCTTGGATTAACTCTTGGAGAAGGATTAAAGCCTGTTTTATCAGGGATTGGGGAGAATTTAAGCAATAGTCAAACAAAGTGGATAAAATCATTGGGTGGGTTTACAAATAGCCTTTCTAGCGCTGTTCCTATTGTTGGTGCGGTTGTAGGAGGACTAACTGGATTAGTTTCTATTTTAGATGAATTTACAAGCAGAGATAAGAAAAAAGGAGAAGGTCAAGCAGCGGAATTTTTAAAAACAACACAAGGATTAAATCCAGAGGACCAAAGAAGGGAAATAGAAAAAAAACTTGTAGAATTAAATAAAAAAGAAACAGAAAAGACTACTGCTCTTTCAGGCTATGAAGAAAGAAGAAGGAGTCTTAATTTGGCCTTGTCTGCTGGAAATATGGGTGGAATGGGAAGAGGAGTTGGATTTACTTCCGCTGTGTCAGCGCAAACAGAAGTTGAATCTGCTGCGTCTGCTGATCTTCAAAATATACAAGGACAAAGAGAAGCTTTGCAAAAAGCTTTAGTTGATTTAGCTGAACAAGAAACTCAAGAAAGAAGAAGGCAAGAAGGAATAGAGCGCAAGGCGCAGGATGAGCTTGTAAAAAGAATTGCTCTAACCACACAGATAAGCGCACTAAACGAAGCTAACGCTAAGGGGGAAAATGCAGCTTTGGAATTGAGGGCGAAACGTCAAGCTGATTTTATTAAAAATTCTATTTTTTTGACGGAAACAGCAAAACAAAACTTACAAGACGCTGAAGCTTTAACTCAATTAGATGAAAAAAGAGATGATTTAAGAAAGTCAATTCTACTAAACACTGTTAAAGAAATATCACAAGGCAAGCTTACTGATGTTGATAAACAAAAATTAGACAGTTTAAGAAAAAGATTAGAAGCGGGAGAAAACATAATAGATATTCAGGCAGAATTGAACGCTTTAGACATAAAAGGAAATAGCGAAGCTACAGTTAAAATTAAAAATGCTCTTTCTGAGTTTAGAATAAAAGATGGTCAATTGGTTACAGAAAAAGCAATTACAGCGGAAAAGCAGGCCGCAAATAAGCAAGCGAAAATAGCTTTAGATATAGAAAAATTAAGATTAAACTATTTGGAGCAGAGCTTTAAGAATCAAAAAGAACTTGAAGATATTACAATTACGGGACGAAGGACAATAGAAGAAGCTACCGCAAGAACTCCTATTGCTCAATTAGAGAACCAAATCGCAACTCAGCCATATGCTACAAGAGAACAAGAGGCACAGTTAATAAAGCTCAGAGCAGAATTCGCTAAATTATCCGCTCAAAGAAAAATTGATAACGACTTTGCTGATACTCAAAGAAAAGGCTTTGAGGAATTAAGAGCTTCAATCATTTCTAATGTAAAAGCAGCTTCTGAGCTTGGAAAAGAATTTATAGACGAAAGAGAAGAATCATTACGAAGCGCGAAAAACACTTCTGATCTAATAGCGACTTTAGAAGAATTAAGAAAAGTAAGGTCTAATCTGCTTTTAGAAAAAGAAGCAAATTTAGGATTTACCACAGAAGAAGATAATAAAAAACTGAAAGAGACAGAAAGTGCTATAAATTTAAGCGAAGGTGCTCTAAAAAAATATAATTCAACCGTTGATCAAGCAAAGGTATTGCTGGCAGAATACAATAAGCAGCAACAAAGGCAGATAGAGTTTCAAACAAAACTGGCTCAATTAAAAGCGGAGTCTCCAGCTAAAGCTGGAATATTTGCGGCTTTTAATGAAATTGAACAGCAGGCTTATAACTTCCAAGAGACTTTTGCCAAAAATACTACTCTTGCATTCAGGGATGGTTTGACAGATGCATTAGATGCGGCTATATCTAAGAGCGACGATCTTAATGCAGCGCTACAAAATGTTGCCATAGGCTTCTTAAAAACCATGCAGCAGCAATTTTTAAAGAACGCTGCTGATAATGCAATGCTTGCTTTAAAGCAAGCGTTTCCAAAGCTAAATGTAAAACTGCCAACAGGGCTAGCTCTTCCAGAGTCAAAACCTGCTACTCCAGTTGTGTCTGGAGCTACGCAAACTTATACCGCTCCTGTTTTAAAAAATTCTTCAATAGTTGGTTCGACTTCTTCTCTGCCCGAATTCAATTACTCTTTAAAAGATAAAACCTATTTATCACAAGATAATATTGCACCAGCAGATTACCCTTTTAATAAAAAACCTTTTGAACTTTCAAAAGAGATAAAAGCTGTAGCTGTTAATGCGGCAACTTTTGACGCTAAACTATTTCAAGCATCCACTTTCAATACATCTGGTGCCATAACTGCATCTGGCCTTACTTCAGGCCAAATAACTGCATCTGGTCTTAATTCAGGCCCAATAGTTGGATCAACGCTTTCTTTAGGAGGGGCAATAACCGGAACAGCCCTTGCATTAAGCACAATAACAGCATCTGCCCTTATTGTAAATGGCCCCATTACTGGTGCTGGAGGTGTAACTGGAACTGGAATTGGAGGAGGAGCTGCGACTGGAGGAACAACTGGTAATGTAGTTAATAGCGCCGTAAAAAATTACTTTGAAAGTTCCGATTTTGGTGAAGCTTCTGTTTCTCCCCAAGAAATTGGAAAAGCTCTTACAGAGCAACAAAGACTTGATAAGAGTTTAAGAGAATTTTTTGGAGAAATGGATAGCCAGCAGGCGCAAGTCAGAAAAGCAGAACAAGCGCTTGCTTTAAATGTAGCCAGAAGTCCTTCGGCTGAAAGCTTTAATATAGCCCCAGAAGTCAGAGCGAGAATTGCCGATCAGAACATTCAACTAAGAGAAGCTCTTCGCCCTGACGCAATATCGCAAATGAGTCAAGCTGGCGCTCCTGCCCAGCTTGCGACAAGATCTGCGGTTCCAGCATCTGTAATTATTCAAGCGCCTCCAATGCAAGATCGCATAGGAGCGCAGGAAATTCAGCCTGATAGATCAGGAAGCAAAGTTCGTCTTGGAGAACAAGGTCCAGTTTCATCTTTTTTTGCAGCTTTCAAAAGAATGTTTGGCTTTAATACAGGAGGATTTGTCAAAGGTTATGCTGGTGGTGGATTGGTAACTGGTGGAAGTGGTTATAAAGATGATGTGCCTGCAATGCTTAGTAACGGCGAGTATGTTATACGTAAATCTTCAGTAGAAAAATATGGCGCCAAAAATCTTGCTAAATTAAATTCTGGACAAGAGCCTCCGAAATTTGCTATGGGCGGTTATGTTCCAAGGTTTGCTGCTGGCGGCGACATTTTCCTTCCTGGTGTTCGCGGAGGAACCGCAATTTCTGGCTACAAGGATTTAACTAGATTCGCAAATCAAGTTACAACTAGTGGTTCAACTGATGTAATGAAAGGCAGCGGGTCTTCAGCATTTATTAATCTTGAAGACCAGAGCATGAGACTTTCAAGATTTGCACTTCTTAACGAAGATGATATAGCTAATCAGGAAATCCGATCAGCGCAACAGCAAGGTTTAGATTTGATTACCCAGAGAGAAAAATATAGAACTGAACAAAGAAAAGCGTTTCAAAGACAGTTGAAACAAACAGTGATTTCAGCAGCACTAAACGCTGGACTTGGAGCATTAAGAACTCCTAGTCCAACCTCATTCTCTGGACAGGGAATAGGTTCGCAGTTATATTCTCAAAGTATAATGGCTCCTGGTACTTCTCCATTAAGTGCAGGCCCATCATTTTCTAGTTCATCTGGACCAGCTTCTTTTGGAAGCTACACTGCTTTAATGCCAAGAGCGCCATTTAAGGCTTATGGTGGGTCAATTTCCAAATATGCGGATGGCGGTCCAGTTGATAAAATTCCTGCTCTTCTAATGGATGGTGAATATGTAATGAGCAACAAAGCTGTCAAGAAACACGGAAAGCAGTTTTTTGATTCATTGAATCAAGGGCGCGCTCCAAGATTTGCCAATGGCGGCGAAGTTGGCACTGGCAGCGAAATGCTTGGCGAAAAATTCGATAATCTTTCTAATAAATTAGAAACAAAAGGTTCTTCAGAAGTTAACATTACTGTTAATGTAACAAATTCTGGATCTTCAGAAACTAAAACTCAAGGCGAATCAAATCAAGGCGGCATAGACTACAAGAAAATGTCGGAAAAGATTAAGGCTGTAGTGCTCGAAACAATTAATGAAGAAAAGCGTTTAGGTGGATCACTCAGGCCGCGAAACTAAAGGATGAAATCTTCTGTATCAAATTATGAAAGTAATTTTTATCTCAGCGGCGTCAAAATACTTGGCGTTTCTGATGTAAATTTTGGCTATTCAGTTCCTGTTGAGCATTTAAGTGTTATTGGTTATAGAAAATTTAATACTTTTATAAGTGGACCCCCTCAAGCAACTTTAAGCGTTCAAAAATACTTATGCCAAAATGATCATATTTTAAATTATACTGGCGCAATACAAGCAAGTGGTGGCCTATTCTACAATAATAAAAATTTTACTTTTCGATCAGCTTATTTAAATTCTTTTAATGTTTCTTGTGCCGTAGGAAATTATCCTCAATTGTCCGCTGATTTTACTATCTTTGGTAATGTTGGAACTGGGTTAGGGTTTACGACAAGCTCTCAAAGCACCCCATTATCAGTTGTTAGACCAGGCGATATTTTGATTCGATGTGATGGCACAGGAACAAATAGAATTGAAGCTTTTACATACACAGTTGAATGTCCACGCACTCCTATTTATCACCCAACTGGCTCTACCCCAATGGAGGTAGAAACAATTAGACCATATAGAGTTAGCGCTCAATTTACCGTTGGCGTATATGATTACGAATCAAAAAGAGCTTTTGATTATATTGTGGACTCAAACAAGCAAAATATTAATATAGCTATAGGGTCATTAGCCACCTTTACCGTTAACAATATGGAATTCATAGGAGAATCAATTAATAGTTCTGCCACAGACGAAGTCTCCATGACGCTTAATTATCAGGGCTTTATTTAATGTCTTTCTTTTACGACAGAGATCAGAACGTTACTGGAACGATTCCTTCATCGTTCACTTCTGTTCCTTCTTATGGAACTCAAGTCTCGTTTTCTACAGAGCTTGCTGAATATACAACAGTAGATAATTATATTTATACTATGGCAAAAGGGGTAAATCATTTGCAAATGTCAATATCAATGCCGTTTGAGAACAGAAAACAAGAAGAAGCAAGAAAGATAGCTGGCTTTTTTGAAAGTTTACAAGGAACTGGATATTTTCAATATACAGATCCAGCGCAAATATATAAACCAATAAATCTATTTATAAATAGCATTGATAATACTTATACGGAAAATGATTTGTATACATTAAATGCCACTTTGTCTACTGATCAAATTTCAACTATTTTAAATTGGAATCAACCTTTAATAACAGGATCAAATATTAAAGGAAATTGGGCTACCTCAACAAGCTATCAAAAATATGATATTATAAAATATACTGGCAGTGCAACATGGCCTTCAAATACAAATAATCTTTACGATTCGTTTTATTACTGTACTGGCGCACATACATCAGAAGTTGCTTATGGCCCAACAAATATAATTTATGGTAAATGGACAAGAGAGTTTGATTTTGTTCAGCCAACATACTCTGTTCAAGTTTCAAAGGAAACTTCTGTAATAAAAACTGAGTTGCCTTATTCGTTTACGAAACGCACAAACTTTGGATTACATGCAAATACTATTAAGCAGTTGCGCTTGGACTTTAAAGGCGTCAATGATAAAGAGGCAAGATGCCTGCTTCATTTTTTAATTAGCCGTCAAGGGTATAGAAAGTTTATATACAAATTTCCTAAAATATATAACCAAAATAAATATTTTTATGCACCCAAATGGCAACACACTTTTGTTTATAAAGATGTTAATGATATATCGGTAGATTTAATAGAAGATCCTTTAGGAGCAAGGAAAACTTACTAAAATGGGTAGACCAATTTCATACGAAATGCAGATGATGTTTGTGGGCTCTGTTGGAGCTTTTGAAGAGGCCATGAACACAGGCAGCGGAATTAGCCGCCTTGATTTTATTCAAGGCTATGATTTTTCTTTTAATATAGATAGGCCCGCCCTGAAACAAATTGGGTCTGATTCTTTTGCAACAAGACAAACCCAGTTTGCTCCAGATGTTAATTTAAATATTGAATATTATTTAAATGATGGTTGGAACGATAAGTATATTGGGCTAGATATTGCGACAGGTGTAACTGGTAATCCATTTGATTCTATCCTTTCGTCTACTGGTGATCGTAATTTTTATATCAGCATGGCGCAGAATGATGGCATTGATCAGAATTTACAAACTGGAATAGTTAACAGTAATATTTTGGCAATTGGCAATGCATATATTACTAATTACCAGATCAGTGTAGCGGTAAATCAATTAGCTACTGTTTCCTGTTCTTTTGTTGGTGCGAATGCTAATGTGCAAGATTACGCGACTTCAAAATACTTGCCATCAGTAAATACTCTTGTTACCGGCCAAAATGCTCAAGATGCGAATAAGAATTTTTCGTTAAACTTTGTCAACAACTCAAGAACTGAAAGATACCTGCCAAAAACTAAAGAAATATTTAATGGTGGCTGTCCCTATAGTAAGTGTAAGATAACACCAGACTTCCAGTCAGGCGGTGGCACTTCTCCAATTACTTTCGGATTCTTTGATACGATTGCGAACAACTTTCAGAGCATGCAATTCTCTGTGCAGTTTGAACGAAAAGCTCTTTACGGGTTTGGCAATAATCATCCATACATTAGAAAAATTCAAAGGCCAACAGTTGCAACGCTATCTTTGTCAGCGCTAATTGACGATTTTCAAGCCGAAAACTTAAGTAAGGTTTTTCATGTTGAAGGCGGAATTAAAAGTTCTATGCTGATTGAGTTTTTTAATTTAGAAGATGTTAAAAAATTTGGGTTATCGTTGCAAAATCTAACGCTTGAGTCTTATAACCTTGGCGCAAGAATTGGAGATAGAGTTTTAGTAGAAACTAACTGGACAGTTGAGGTTAAGAATGGTGTGGGCGCAGATATTGGAATGGTTGGGTCTTATGGGACACCACTTCTTGATGTAACAAAAGTTAATGAGTCTTTTGCAGTTGAGAGGGTATTTTACGAAATAAGCGCTACTTCCTCTTCTTATGCATTAGATAAAAATGGAAAGGCTTGGGCTTGGGGACTAAATTCTAATGGTATGTTGGGCGATAATTCTGGTCAAAGCCGTCGCACTCCAGTAAAACTTGCTGGAGCAACTAAAACATTTTGTCAAATATCTGGAAGGGCCGCAATTGATAAGTATGGCCGCGCTTGGGCTTGGGGCGATGGAGATTTTGGAACTCTTGGTAATGGCGACGAATTAGTAATTTCGCTTACGCCTATAAAAGTTTATGGAAATAAAACTTTTTGCAAAATAACTGGCAATGGAATTACTTCTCTCGCAATAGATAAAAACGGCAAAGCTTGGGGTTGGGGATATAACAGTGGAGATTACCTTTATATTGGAGACAATACAAATCAAAATCGATCTACTCCAACAGCCGTTGCAGGAAATAAAACATTTTGTCAAATAAGCTGTTACACACATTCTTTAGCTATAGATAAAAATGGCAAAGCTTGGGGTTGGGGATATAATTATTGGGGTCAGCTTGGAAACGGACAATACAACATACAGTTCGGAGTTGGTTCTCCAGTTTCAGTTTTGGGTAGTCAAACATTTTGCAAAATAAGCGCTGGAAACACCAGATCTGCCGCTTTAGATAAGTATGGAAAGGCTTGGGCGTGGGGAGGCGCATATTTAGGCGACAATACAACATCTCCAAGATGTGTTCCTGTCGCTATTTGTGGAAATAGAACATTTTGTCACATAAGCGCCGCTTCTCACTTTTTAGCAATAGATAAATACGGAAAAGCTTGGGCATGGGGATCTAATTCTAACGGTCGGCTTGGAGATGGTTCTACTTTAGATAGATTAGTTCCTGTTTCAGTATATGGTAGTAAAACATTTTGTAAAATTTTTGCAGGAGGAGATTTTTCTTTAGCTATAGATAAAAACGGAGCAACTTGGTCTTGGGGCACAAATACTTTTGGAGCACTTGGAGATAATTCAATCACAAGCCGTCTTACCCCAGTCCGAGTATGCAATATTTAATGTAAAGTAATATATGAGTAAAAGAATAATAGATCTAGAGGAGGCAACGTCTTTAAATTCAAAAGATCAATTTATTTTTTATAGCAATTCGCAAAAAAAGGCGATGCGTGTTGATAGAGATAACATGCTTACAAGTGCAGGAGTAAAGCAGGCATTAGATGTTACGGGCGACACAGTTCCTCCTGCAACTCCAACAGGATTAACAATAACAACTGCATCCGAAATAGATAGGGACGGTAAAGAAAGAGTTTATATTAGGGCGTCAATAACGGCAAATTCAGAATCAGATTTAGACGGATATGTTTGGTCTTTGAGAAGAGTTAGTGGAACTCCAACGTTTGATGGAGGTGGAAATTTGACTGGATATGGAGGAGTGACTCAAATTTTTGGAGCAGTAGTAAATTTTACCCCCAAAACAGATATTGTTAATGGGGTTAACAATGGGTTAAGAATGTCTTGGGACGTTAAAGGGAATACGTATTATGAAGTTAAAGTATCAGCCGTTGATATTAGCGGGAACAGATCAGCTTTTACTAATTTAACTACAAGTACTGTAATTTTATCAGCAAAAGATACTGTGTCTCCAAACGCCCCAACTGGGGCATCGATGACATCAGCCATAAAGTCTGTCTTTATAACTTGGACTAATCCAACTGATGCTGATTTTAAAGAAGTTAGAATATACAGAAATACAACAAATACTGCACCCACAATTGGGACAACTCAGCCTTATGCAACTATAAAATCAAGTGGATTTGTTGATGAAGAGACGCAGAATACTGTGCCTCCCACAACTTATTATTATTGGTTAACTTCTGTTGATGATTCTGGAAATGAAACAGGAGATGCCAATAATTCAGGTAAAGCTATAGCCGTAGTAACAAATATTGAAACAGGGCTACCAGGAATACAACCCGGTCTTGTTAAGGCGACAGACATAACAACTTTTGCTGTTGATGCGACAAAAATGTTTACGAATACAGTTATATTAAAGGGCGATGTATGGACTGATAATTCTCCATCTTCATTGTATATAGCTTGGAACGCCCATACACTGGTTTATGGGGGAGCTTCTTATTCAATTGTAGCTGGAAATACAAATAAGCAATTTGTTTATTGGCGAGGAATTTTATCAAGTGGATCATCTTTAATAGTTGGCGAAAGTTACATAATTTTGACCAATTCTGGTTCAAATTTTACAGGGGTTGGCGCAGCAAATAACAATGTTGGTACAGTATTTGTTGCCTCTGGCACAACTCCAACTTGGGGAACTGGTTCTGTAGGATCCCTTTCATATTCAACAATTACCACAAATCCAGTATTAGCTGATGGTCAGTTCATGATCGCAACAAATGTTGGAAGTGACGGTAATCCAAATGGGCTTCATGATCTTGCTTGGAATGCATTAGCTAATGCGGTAATTGGAACCGCTTTTATTCAAAATGCGGCTATAACAGATGCAAAAATACAAAGTCTTGCAGTTGATAAAATTATCGCTGGAAACGTAACTGGAAAACAATTTACTCTAATTGGAGATTCTGTAATAAGAAGCAGTTCTGCCACAAATATAGATACTGGCTCTGGACTGTGGATAAAAGGGCAGAGTGGTGGTGCGGCTGAATTTGGAATTGGCGACTTGGCAGGAACCAATTATGGTTATTTAAAATGGAAAACGAGTACTAACGCATTAGAGGTCAAAGGCTCTATATCGGCAACCTCTCTTACTTTAGTAGGAACTGCATCAGTAGATGCAACCAAAGTTACTTCAACTAATGCTCCAGATGGTTTAGGTAATTTAAAAAATCTTAGTCCAGCAGAACAAGCTAGACAGGGCATAGAAAACGAAGGCAATGCTATAACAATTAATAGCGGTGGTATTGCAATGGGTACTGGTGGATTTGTTAAGGGAAATATTTCTTGGGATTCTGGGAATAGTCGATTCTCTGGAGCTAGTGGATTTTTCCTTGGGTATGCAAGTTCTCAATATAGATTTTTTATTGGTCAAACTGGCAATCCTGGTATTGGTAGCGGAAATTATTTGTATTGGGATGGTTTAGCTTTAAAAATTGGCGGAAATATTATTGGTGGATCAACAGTAGGATCAAGTTCGGACTCTGTTGGTGGCCTAATAATAAGTTCGCCAATAGGCATAAGAACTGCAAACTCAAATCAAACATTAACAATTACAGGTGGAACTGGGAATGGAAACACAAATGGAGCACAAATAGATTTTGGCGGAAATGGTTTAGCCGATGGAAATAGAGGGGTATTGATATTACAAGGTGGAGCAGTTGGCAACTCTTTGGATAATGGAAGAATTGAATTTAGAACAAATAGTTCTAGTGTAGCTAATACTGGAGTTATTAGGGCTCACATAAGAACTACTGGTGAATTTATTGTTTACAAAAACCCTTCTTCAGACGGAACATACACCACTGGATCTGGATGCGGCAAATTCAATGGGAACGTTGGCATTGGAATGAATTTTGATGCAATTGACAGTTCTGGCAATACTACTGGTAAATTATGGGTCGCTACTGAAGTTGCAGTATATTCAGGTGGGACCAGAAATATCATCCTTACCGGAAGCTCAGGAGACGTAACGGCGGATCAGTTCACAACCAATTCATCTAAGCGTTTAAAGAAAAACATTAAAAAGCTTAAGAATGGAATCAGTTTAATTAAAAATCTAAATCCAGTTTCATATACGAAGAAAAAGGAGAAAAATAAAAAAGAAATAGGGCTTATAGCAGAAGAAGTTAACGAATTTTTGCCAGAAATAGTAAAAAAAGACGTTAACAACAACCCAGAAGGCATTGATTATTCAAGATTAACAGTAGTTTTGGTCAATGCAGTTAAAGAGCTTTCTCTTGAAATAGAGGCATTAAAAAAGAAAATAAAATACAATGCCGACCCAAACAAACTTTAGGGTATATATCCCATCAAGTGGGCAGGCATATGATCTTAGCGGCTTATTTGAAGATTTAGGCGATGGGACAGTTTATTCTTCAGCTACAAATTATAAAGTAAACGGACTTGATTTAACTGGCGTTTTTCAAGCATCTACAAGCACTGAAGATAGAGTAGCGGATAATACTAATTATATTATTGGGACTTCTGGTCCAGATTTAAAAACTATATTCAGAAGAAGAGGATATACAGGAATAGTAATTAGTCAACAACCCACAAATCAAACGGTTTTAGAAGGAAATACTGCAACTTTTACAATAACCGCCACAGCGGAACAGGGAACTTTGCTATATCAATGGCAGAAATATAATTCAGGAACAAGCACTTGGGAGGATCTGAGTAATTCTGGTGGGCAAATATCTGGAGCCACAACGGCTACATTAAGCGTTTTAAATGCTGATTATCCAACTGATGAGGGCACTTACAGATGCAAACTAACTGACGACGCTTCAACTAAAAATAGTAATTCTGCGACCCTAACTGTAAATTACTTGCCAGTAATAACAGTTGATCCAGTTTCAAATGTATATAATGATGGACAAGGAGTTACTTATTCAGTAACGGCAACAGAAGGAAAGCCAGCGGGCTTAACATACAAATGGCAAAGATCAACAAATGGTGGTGGATCTTGGAGTGATTTATCCGCTGGAGACGAAACTAGTATCAGTGGAATAACGAGCGCCACTTTAACATTTGCATGTCAATTAGCTAGGGCAGATTATAGATATAGATGCGTAGTTAGTAATTCTGCTGGAAGCGTAAATTCTAATGCCGCTATTCTTTACATTAATCCAAAGATCACCACAAATCTTACAGCAACAAAAACTGTTACAGTATTGAGCGGGCAGCAAAACGTTCTTGCCGTATTCTCGATAGTTGCTGGAGGTTCAGCTACATTAAGTTATCAATGGTACAAAGATAGCTCTCCAATAGGAGCAAATGATCCAACATTTGCTGATACAGTAGACGAAACAGATACTGGATCACAGTACTACTGCGTAGTTTCTTCTAATGTCGGTGGGACAACAGCGGCAACATCTGTAACTTCTACCCTTACAGTAAATCTGACCGCAATTTCTATTTCAAGCTTCCTTGGAAATGGTGTAGCAAATCCAACAGTAAACAATGGCGCATCTCTTTCTTATGTTGTGACAGCGGCTGGAGCAGGAACGCTTTATTATGATTTCTACAGAAGAGATTACAGTTCAAGACCAAGTGTTTACGAAGATACGCTCGTTCAGTCATCGACTTCAAATACATACACCCATAACGTAAGCTTAATAGAGCATGATAGTGACTTTTACTGTGCAGTTTCTAGCAATAAAACTTCTTTGGGAGAAGTTAACTCATCACTATCAACTCTAACTGTAAATTATATTGCCATCACTGAAGTTGTTGTTGATGAAGACGGGGCTCAAACCGCAGTTACTTCAAATGAGCAATCTTTTGATGTTGATGTAGGAGATGTCGTCAAGCTTATTATTAATGCGGGTGGAAGACCCGGAGTTAACTACCTTTGGAAGAAGTGGAATGGATCAGCTTATGTTACGTTTAGTGGTGGGCATATTAGTGGACAATCAAGCTCCCAACTTGTGTTTAGCACTATTCTTGAGACGGACGAACAGTATTATGCATGCTATGTAGATAATGGTGCTGGTTTATCGGCAAATACCGAAGGCACAAGAGAGGTTTATCTAAATGTAATTCCTGTGCCAGCGCCAGTTGCACCGCCTACCGCGCCGCCTACCGCGCCGCCTACCGCGCCGCCTACCGCGCCGCCTACCGCGCCGCCTACCGCGCCGCCTACCGC